CCTCTGATACAGATTCTATCTATGTAAATCTAGGCAAGTTAGTAGAAAAAACATGTGAAGGTAAATCAACACAAGAGACTATTGATTTTCTAGAAAAAGTTTGTATAAACAAATTAGAACCATATATAGAAAAGTGTTTTGATGAACTATCTGATTATACTAATGCATTTAAAAATTGTATGGTAATGAAAAGAGAAGTTATTGCAAACAAAGGTATATGGGTTGCAAAGAAAAGATATATGTTAAATGTTTTAGATGATGAGGGTGTTAGACTATCAAAACCTAAACTAAAACTTATGGGTATTGAAGCCGTTAAATCTTCAACACCACAAGTTTGTAGAAGTCGAATTAAGGAAGCTATTAATATTATAATGTCAAAAGATGAAACAGAACTACAAAATTATATTAAAGAGTTTAGAAAAGATTTTTATAATATGATACCTGAACAAATATCTTTTCCTAGGTCATGTAATAATTTGAGAAAGTATAAAGATTCAGCAAACATATTTAAAAAGGGTACACCAATACATGTAAAGGGTGCATTGATATATAATCATAATATTCAAAAGTTTAAATTACAAAACAAGTATCCTTATATTCAAGAAGGTGATAAGATTAAATTTATAAAACTTGTTGAAGCAAATCCATTTAAATTTGATGTTATTAGTTACATTACAAAACTTCCACCTGAATTTAATTTAAATAAATTTGTAGACTATGAAACACAATTTCAAAAAACATTCTTAGCGCCTATGGAATTTATATTAGAAACCATTAATTGGAATGCTGAAGAACAAGCTAGTTTGGAGAGTTTTTTCGGATGAAAACATTAGAAAGAAAAGAAGCACTACATTGTGCAAATGCAATATCAGATTATTTTAAAAATTTTAGTAGAGTTGATGAGTATATGTTAGAACAAAAACTTGAACAAATAAAACATATGCCTACTGCTCTACCTGGTATGGGTTTTGAAACAGATTTATTTTCAGATTTCACCATGTCCCCTGAAGATATGAATATTAAGATAGAAGAACCAGATAATAAAACATTTGATTCATGTTTGAATATTATTTCAAGCCATACAAATATGACAAGTGTGCCTGGTAAGAATTTAAAACTAGGTATAAAAGAAACAAATACAAATAAATGGTTAGGTTTTATAAGACTTGCTTCACCTGTTATTAATATGAAACCTAGAAATGAATTATTAGGAAATGTTCCTGACTTAACATCATTTAACAAAACTTCTATCATGGGTTTTGTAATTGTGCCAGCACAACCTTTTGGTTTTAATTATCTAGGTGGTAAATTATTGGCAGCTTTATGTTGTAGTCATTGGGTCAGAAAAAGAATGAATGAAAAGTATGATATGAACTTAGTATATTTTGAAACTACAAGCTTGTATGGTAGTAGTAAATCTTCTAGTCAATATGATGGCATGAAACCATTCTTAAAAAACAGAGGTAAAAGTGATAGTGATTTTATACCACTAATGCATGGTGATAAGTGGACCAAACTTGTAGAATATGTTGAGAATAGAGTTGGGTCATTAGTACAAAAAGACGCCTCATCTAAAAAATTAAAAATGATGAGTGCAATTCAAGGCCTAATAAAAAGGTCTTTAGAAGGAACAGATTTAGAGAATTTTAGAAACACCATAAATGACGCTAAAAAACTTACAGAGAAGAAAAGATATTATGTGTCTAATTATGGTATAAGAAACTACATAGATATCGTAAATGGTAAAACCGATAAAATTATCAAAGAAGATAATTACGATAGATATGAAGTTGAAGAGCTTATCAATTGGTGGAAAAAGAAAGCAACCAAAAGATATGAAAGTCTAAAATCAGATGACAGATTAAGAAAAGATATCGAAGTCTGGACAAACCAAACCAACATTGACATTATAAGATAAATGGTGTATAATGTTTTTTATATTGAGGTAATTAATTATGAATGACTTTTTAAAGGATGTAATCAAAGAATCCGGCAACGAATATGCCACTCTCGTAAAAGATGGTGTTGCTGGGGCAGATGTAGATAGTTTCATTGACACAGGTTCTTATGCCTTCAATGCTTTACTATCAGGCGATATTTATGGTGGTTTACCAGGCAATCGTATCACAGCAATTGCAGGTGAGGCCGCTACAGGTAAAACTTTCTTTGCATTAGGAATATGCAAAAGTTTCTTAGAACAACATAAGGAAGGTGGTGTTGTATATTTTGAATCAGAAAATGCAATATCAAAAGAAATGGTAGAAAGTAGAGGTATGGATGCCGGCAGAGTTGTAGTGGTGCCTGTTGCAACAGTACAAGAGTTTAGAACACAATCAATCAGAATTCTTGACAAATATCTAGAACAAGATAAAGAAACAAGACAACCTTTAATGTTTGTACTTGATTCCTTAGGTATGTTGTCTACTACAAAAGAAATGGAAGATACAGCTGAAGGTAAAGAAACAAGAGACATGACTAGAAGTCAAATTGTTAAATCAGCATTTAGAGTTTTAACTTTAAAACTAGGTCAGGCAAATGTGCCAATGATTATGACTAATCATACATATGATGTGATTGGTTCTATGTTCCCACAGAAAGAAATGGGTGGTGGTTCTGGTCTTAAATATGCAGCTTCAAGTATTGTATATCTAGGTAAAAGAAAAGAAAAAGATGGCACAGAAGTTGTAGGTAATATAATACATTGTAAAAATTACAAGTCAAGAATTACAAAAGAAAATGCACAAGTTGATGTTAGACTATCCTATAAACATGGTCTTGATAAATTTTATGGCATGTTAGAATTAGCAGAAGAAGCTGGTGTTATTAAAAAGGTATCTACTCGTATTGAATTGCCAGATGGTAATAAACAATATGCAAAAACTATTAATAATGACCCTGAAAAATATTTCACAAAAGAAATGCTTGATAAGGTTAATGAATATGTTAAAAAGAAATTTAGTTATGGAGAAGAATAAACCACAATATGTGTTTGCACAAAAAGATGGTGCAGACCACTCATCTATAAAGATTGCAGATGAAAGATTTAAAGATGTTATTTTTGATTTTGGTTCAGTAGGCTTTGCTAAGGAAGAAAATGACAAAGGTGAACTTGCAATGAAATTTGATTACACAGTAGTTAAGAATCCTAATAATATTGATACTACTACTGATGAATTTGTAAATTTTATTGGAGATATATGTGTAGAACTTTTAGAGAAACAAATTAAAGATGGAAAACTTGACCTTAAATAATTCAGAAAGAATAGAGACAACGATACTCCGTAATCTATTCTTCAATGAAGACTTTACAAGAAAGGCTTTACCTTTTATAAAATCTCAATTTTTTAATAAAAGAGATGAAGCTATATTATTTTCTGAAGTAGAAAGTTTTGTTAACAAATATAAAAACTTACCAACAAAAGAATCTATTCTTATAGAACTTGGTCAAAGAAAAGACATAACAGAAGATGAACTAAAAGAAATTAAAGAAGTTGTAAAGACCTTAAATCCACAAGAAGATGATTTACAATGGTTGTTTGATACAACAGAAAAGTTTTGTAAAGACCGTGCAGTACACAATGCTGTATTAGATGGTATTAAAATTCTTGATGGCAAAGACAAACAAAAAACACCAGAAGCAATACCAAGTATTCTTGCAGAAGCCCTTGCAGTATCTTTTGACAATCATGTTGGTCATGATTACATAGAAGACGCTGACGCCAGATTTGAATACTATCATAGAAAAGAAAAAAGATTTAAGTTTGATTTAAATTATTTTAATCGTATCACCAAAGGCGGTGTCCCAAGTAAAACTTTAAACATTGCACTTGCAGGCACCGGCGTTGGTAAATCTTTATTCATGTGTCATTGTGCTTCATCATTCTTAACACAAGGTAAAAATGTTTTATATATTACTCTTGAAATGGCAGAAGAAAGAATTGCAGAAAGAATTGACGCTAACTTAATGGATGTAACAATAGATGATTTACATACCATGCCAAAAGATTTATATGATAATAAAATGAAAAAGTTAAATAGTAAAACATCAGGTCATTTAATTATCAAAGAATATCCTACAGCTTCTGCTCATAGTGGACATTTCAGAGCATTACTAAATGAATTATCATTAAAGAAAACTTTTAAACCAGATATAGTATTTGTTGATTACCTCAACATATGTGCGAGTAGCAGATTCAAGGGTGGAAATATCTCATCATATTTCTACATCAAAGCAATTGCCGAAGAACTTAGAGGTCTTGCAGTTGAATTTGATTTACCTATCTTCTCTGCTACTCAAACAACAAGAAGTGGTTTTGTATCAACAGATATTGGTTTAGAAGACACATCAGAATCTTTTGGTTTACCTGCTACAGCAGACTTCATGTTTGCTCTAATGTCTAATGAAGAATTAGAAGCATTAGGTCAAATGAAAGTAAAACAATTGAAAAACAGATATAACGACCCATCCATGAATCGTGCATTTATTATAGGTGTTGATAGAGCAAAAATGAGACTATATGATGTAGAGAACAATGCTCAAAACATAGTCGACAGTAATCAGACCGAAGAAACTGAAGACTATGTAACACCTGAACAGGCTTACGATAAATTCTCAGACTTTAAATTATAGCTTGACATAGTTTTTCTTTCCTTTATTATAAATAGTATAAGGAGAGAATATAAATGGCTTACAACATCGCTACAATTTCAGGCATTAGAAAACATTTTCCACAGGAATTATTTAAATTATCCAAGCCGTATTTTGATAAAATGCAAGAAGGCTCATTTTTCTGTGATGATAGTAAAATAAAACAAGGTAAGATACATACTGTAAAAATATCTTCAGATAATTTCATAAAGATAAGTCCTATTTTAAATAAGACTAAAGTAAAACCTGTTATGAAGGCCGGCAAAAAGCAAGCAGATGTTTTACTATCCAGTAAATATACGATAAGGTTTTTAGAAACAGGTAAAGTTTCAGTTAGAGCTTCAGACGCTCAATCTACAGCAAAACAAGAAAGAGCTTCATTAAGAATCATTGAAAGGGGGTTACGAGAAAATAAAAATTATACAAATATAGTTCAA